CAGTCCGACGCGGATCCCCAATGCGCCCGTCAGGTCGTAGCCCTGCCCATCGGTGGCCGTCCATACCCGCTGCAGCTGCTCGTGTGCCTCCGGGGTAGAGGGCAGCGGGATCAAATCCCATTTGGCCGCCGGCAGCGGCATTACTTTGCAGCGCACGCCCTTGTCGCGGATGGAGGCGGAGTAACAGGTATAAACCGATGCCTGCGGATGCTCGCGTACCACAATCTCGGCATGGCTGTACTGGCCGCGGGTAAGGATACGGGTGAGCCAGTCGGTAGCTCGGGCACACCACACGCGCCAGCCGCTGCCGTCGCGGCGGCCTTTGTATAGAGCGAGATAGATTTGTTGCCGGTTCATTTTTCTACCTCCTCAAGTTCGGCTGCGGGCTGTTCGTAGTTGGCTGTCCAGCCGCCGCTGTAGTCGTATTCCAGCGGGTTTTCCGACTTCAACATGGCTGCCTTATGCTTCTCGGCATTGATAAAATCCGCCTGTTCGTCATCGTGCATGGCTTGCATGATTTCGCGCAGTAGCTCGGGGGTGAGCATCAAAAAGCTGTTATCCATCGTTTTCCAGTTGATGGGTTTTTTAAAGCCGCCCGTTACGCTTTCCAGCGCCAGCGCCAGATATTGCAGCCGCGTGGCGTCGTCGGTTTGAAACCACTTCCCAACCGATTTGGCGTACACCCCGTGCCTTAAGTTGTCATACCTCTTATCTTTGATTCTTTCCCACATCTCCTCTTGCTGCTCGGCTTTGAGCCGGGCGGCGCACTCTGGGTCGATATGCCATTGTTCACCGTCCCATGTGCTGGATGGGCAGGGCGGCTGCTCGGCCAGCACGGGCTGGCCGGCTTTGTTTGGCATGATGACTTGCCCGTTTGACTGACCAGCCAACAGCGCGGCGTGCTGCTCGGGGCTGATGGCTACCGCATCTTCAGGCAGCCTGCTGTGTATTTGGTCGTCGTAAAAACCGCCGGTGGATTGTGAGTAATACAGTGTCATGAGTTATCTCCCGTTATTTGCCGATGGCGCGCCAAGCGAAGCCTTGAAAATCATTGGCTGCCGCACCTTGAGCCCATGTGTTAAGCATGGCGCTAAAGCCGGTGGCCGTTATCTCTCCCACGCCGATGGTTAAGTCCGTGCCCACCGAGCCCGACCGGCCGCTGCTTTTGGCAGTGATTTGCACGTTGTAGCACTCGGAGGTGAATGCGATCGGAAACACCACTTTCACCGGCCCCTCGCCTTGCCAGCTCATCAACACCTCGCCCCATTGGTCGATGAGGTCGTTGGGCAGTTTGGTGTAGCCGTTGGTGCTGGCTTGGTGCTGCATGGCAGCGGCCATCTGCTGCTTAACTGCTTCGCCCAAGTCGCTGATTTCAGCGGCGCGGTGGGTGTGCCCCTTGTCCGATTTGTTTTGCAGACCGGCGGCCAGCGTGGCGGCATCCAGCACACCGGCATTGCTGACTGCGCCGTAGGCTTTAACCCACCACACCACGTCATCCAGGCTGTTTTGCGCCTTGATGCACAGCACCATTGCGATGGCTTTGGGGCGGTTTTCGTCCGCCGTGGGTACAGAGCGGGAGGCATCAAAAACCAGCGGCCGCCAGTTGTTTGCTGCGTTAGAAAATACCGACATATTATTAACGGTGTCTGGCGCTTTACGATCTGGGTAGTAGATTGCCGATGACGACGCGGCGGCAGCGGGGTCATAAACCGTATCACCGTCGTAGCCAAATTTTGCTTCGCCAGTGATGTTGCGGATGGCGTCGCCCTGTTGCGTGCCCACCGTGAGGCCGCCCGCAGCATTACGCACAAAGCGGTCTTCGGTCTTGGGTACGGCGGCAATGCTGCCGTACTGCGCTACCAGTAGGCGATAGAGCTCGGGATAGGCGGACTGCGTTACCTTGGTGGCAATCTCGTCGTACTTAATCCATCCGGCGGGGATGTCCGCAACCGGGAAATAGGCAGTCATGCCGATGTCGGAACGCGTGAGGTTGGGCAGCTTATTGCTGCCTAATACGCGGTGCAGGTCGGGATAGGTGGCCTGTGCAAAGGTGCTGCCGTCAGCTTTCAGGTAGCCTTCTGGGTTGGTAACGGCGCGCGGGAAGCCGATTACTGCGCCAACGGGCAGGCCTTTGCCTGCGGATTCAACAGCCTTGTCATAAGCCGCCTTCACCGCCTTCGGCGTGGCCGCCAGCTCTTCGCTGTTGCTGTCAGTGGCAGACGAGAGCTGTACGATACCGGCCTTAGTAGTGCTGGCCGCACCCGGTTTGTACTCTTCCTGCTTCTTCTTCAAATACTGCGTCCGCGCGGCCAGTTCCTTGGCCTGCCGGTTGGCAATGCCGTTCGGCCCACCCAATACCGGGTCGGTGGTTTCCAGCTGGTAGATACCTTCCGCCCATTGCGGGTTGTTCAGTTCTTCCGTGATATTCGCCATTTTTAAGCTGCTCCAAAGTTAAAGTTGCCGTCGTAGGCCGCCCGCCCGTTGTAACGCAGGGGGACGGCCTGATAATCCAAGGCTGCCAACAGGCAGCGTGCCGGTGCGAAGGCGGCCAGCGTTTTGCGCAACAGCGCGGCCTGGTCGTTGGTAATCACGCTGTTCATGATGATGCGGTAGTGCGCCCAGTAGCTGCCTGCACCGTAAACGTGGCTGCCGTTGTAGTTGATGCTGCCGTCGTAGGTTTGGCCGGTGAGCCCTTCAATAATCCGTACCTCACCGAACCCGAGCCGCCGCACGATTTCGCGGATTGCCCACGGCGTGCCTTTGTAGCGGTGCAGCTCGTACGCACCTTTGATCAGTTTGCGCCGCGCATCGTCGGATTCGGCCAGCCAGTAGCCGTCGGCACCCAAGATGCTGCGGCTCTCAGCCAACAGCGGCAGGTGTTCGGGGGCGACCAAATCGACCAGGCGCGGCATCAGCTGCGGCAGCTCGGCCAAATCCAAACGCAGACCCAATTCGGCCAGGGCGCGGGCGCGTTGGTCGCGTTCGATGATGGCGGCGTAGGAGAGTTTGGCCATCGCCTAGCCCTCCGCCGTTTGTGCGGCAATGCGGATGTTGACGCGGGTGCAGCGTGCCCACTGATCGGGCTTGACCACGGTCAGCGGCAGGTTGTGCAGCACCACGTTATAAACACCGGCCACTTTCAGCGCACTCATGATGTCCAGCGGCACGATGTCCAAGCCGAGCCGGCTGCGGCGGGCGGCTTCATACACTGCCCATGCCTGTTCGGCCGCCGCTTTGGCGGTGCGGGCATCGGTGCCGGTAAACAGGGTCAGCTCGGCGTCCAGCGTGTAATCGACGGCGGTCGGGGCTTTGACCACTACGGTGTCGCACAGCGGGCGGCGTTTCTCGGCCGATAAGGCAGCCTGAATCTTGCCAATCAGCTCGGCATTTGGCAGGCCGTCTTTGGCCAGCACGGTTACCGCCACCCGACCGCCTATAGGCTGACCGCCGCCGTCGGTATCGTTGGCCACGTGCACGTCCACCACCGCCGGGCTGGCCTGCCGCGCCCAATATTGGTAGGCACCCACCGGCCCGGCTACCGAAAAACTCTCCGGTGCCAGCAACACGCGCTCGCGGTAGGCTTCGTCGTCTTCAATTTCCACCCCGCCGGCGGAAACGGTGGTGTTGCTGACGGCCACATCAATCGTCGGATGCAGCCGCTCGGCCAGACTGTTGATTTGGCCGACCGACCAGCCGTTGCCCACGCTGCCGCTTTCCGCGCATTCGGCGGCCACTTCGGCGCTGCTTTGGGCAGCGGTCAGCAGGGCGGCTTCGGTGGTGACAAAACTGGTCTGTCCGGCATTAACCCGCGTGCCTTTGGGTATGGTGATTTGTTCCAAACCGCTCAGGGTGGCACTAAAGCGTAGGGTGGTCAGGGCGGGCTGCGCCTGCAGGCGCGGGGTAGATACGTCATCGCCGCACAAGTCCAGCATCAGGCCGGTGGCAAAGCGCGGGTGCTGCTGGCGGTAGGCTTCGTTCACCTGCTGCCTCAATAAATGCTCGCGGTAGGCAAAGGTGTTGATCAGCAGCCGTTCGATGTGCGCCGGCTGCAATACCTTGCCCGCCCTCTGCTCGTAGTCGGCAATGGTGGCGGCCAGGGTTTGTGCCAAGTCGTCATCGACAATCTTGACTTCTTCGCGTTTTAACTTGCTCAAATCCATTTTCAGGTAGCCTCAAGCACAATGTCGGTGCGGTAGATTTCACCCGCTACTTCATCCGCCACGCGCCAATGTACGGTCATGGTGATATGCGGGGCGTGGCCGTCAAACGTGACCTGCTCGACCAGCGCGCGTTTTTCCCATGTTTGGATGGCGAGGATGACCTCGCGCACGGTGTTGGGGATAAATTCGTCTTCCGGGTAGTCCACATAATCAAACCAGTTCGAGCCGAAATCCGGCCGCAGCACGTCGCTGCCCTTGCGGGTGGCGAGGATGTTTTCGATGCACTGGTTGATGTCGTCGAGGTCTTGCACGATGTCCTGCCCGCTCACGAGAGGGGCGGGCTGCCAGGGGCGGGGGGGGGGGGGGGGGGGGGGGGGGGGGGGGGG